GTCCAGCTTGTTGCTGTCGAATTTGAACACCCGCCGCGCAATCTTCAGGGTGTCGATTGTCTTGTATGGGCTGGGCGGCCGGAAACCGTTGACGATAAGTCGGCTGTTGATCTTCTTGATGTCGAAGGCGTCGCCGTTGTGGGCGCAGATAATGTCCGCCTCGTCCAGCAGATTATGAAGTACGCCGCAAAGAGCCTTATCGTCATGTTTGCGGCGCTTATAGCCAGGAAAATCAGGAAGGCAGACAGTCTTGACCTGTTTTTCGTGCGCCCACTTGTAGCTGAACATGAGGATAAAGGTGTCACGTTCAACCCAGACCGCGCCTGCATAGGGTGGTCGCATCGACCACGAAGTCATCAAAATCGGAGCGGTCTCGATATCCATAAAGAGGAGTTTCGCTCCCAAGCGCTAAGCTCCCCTCGCCGTTTTCCCAATGACGCACTTCCACCCGGCCAGCCTTTGTCCCGGATGCTGGTTCATCCATTCCGCGAGCTGCGGAGCGCCCATCAGGCAGGATTGCAGGGAGATGTTCTCGAAGTCGGAGGTGGTGACAGTCTGTTCGTGGCAGTCCTGCGGATTGGCGAGGCTGCATAGGATGGCGATGATCTGGATCAATGCTTCACCCAATGGTCCAGGGTGTATTTCACTCCCTCCCACAAGAAGAACAGCACGCCAGAGACGATCGACCCGCCGAGCCAGATGTATGAAGAAACACGCCCCTCGAAACTCTCAAGTTTAGCAATGCGCTTTTCGTGATCTGCGCCGGCCTTTAACGTGGTCTCTATCGCCCCCAGCCGTTCGTAAATATCCAGAAGGATCGTCGTTTCCGTCTTGTCTGGCACCGTCCTACTCAGTCCCTTGTTAACGAGTTGCCGGTAGGACTATTCCCAGCCGGGGTGAGGTCTCGCGTCCTCACGTCGGTTAGGGCTTTCGTGAGCGTTAGCGCGCCCACGGGAGCCCGCTATCGTTTGATGATGTTGGCTATGCCGGAGAAGAACATGCCGGCTATGACGACACTCGCAACGTAAGCTGTCGTGTCGATCAGGGGCGCTGTGTAACCAGCGTGGCCCGTGATCCAGTAACTAATGATGTTGTCGTAGGCGATCGACTTGGCGTAGTAGAACGAAACCGAATACGCCAAGAGGGACGGCGGCGAAAATGGGTGCCCGATCCATGCCGTCATGGCCTGAGCCTGCGCCGCAGCTATGCCGCCTGCCGACTGAATGGCCGCGATCGAAACGTCCTTTGTTTTGTTGTAGGCCGTGACTGCCGCCGTTACGAGCGGCATCAATGCGCTTACGATCGCGCCAAGCCCGAACATCAGGCTTTGGCCTTCCAAGCATTGTATGACGACACAGCCATCTTCGTTATGGCCGTCCAGAACATCACTTCCGCCGCGCGCTCCTTGGTCATGATCTGGGTAAGATCAAGCCCCGTCACCTGATCGATGTAATTGACCGCGACGGTCAGGAAACCAGTGATCGTTGCAACGATGACCGTGATCCAGTGCCACACCCAGGCAGCCGCGGCTTTGACCTTGCTCCAAACATCGTTCATTGCTTCGATCTCCAGATTGCGAAAGCGGTGACAGCGGCGACCGCGACGCCGATTGCGATGATCGCCCCCACAGAAAAACCGGCCTGATGAGCGGCGCCGGCCGCAGCACCACCGGCCACAACAGGGCCAGCCTTCTTGGCGGCCGAGGTCTTGGGCTTGAAGACGAGCGCTTGGGCTTCCCGCCATTGCGCATCCGTCATCGGATATTCCCGGCCGGCTTCATGCCAAGCCTGAGCCTTCATCATCGCGAGGCCGCGATCGGAGGATAGGAACGTATCGTCAATGATGGTTTCAGGCGTCAGCCCAGGAACGCGCTTGGTCAGGAATGCGACATAGGACGAGACCCAATTACCGCCCGACCATGTATGAATCGCATCCTGAAGGCGCTTGTTGTTGTACCGCTTGGACGAGTGCCAGAGGTCGAACTGAGCCGCGGCGCCCTTAACGAAGGTCGGAAAAACCGCGATGTTGTTGCCCTGCCCGAGACCGTCATTAAGGCCAACGGTCTGCAAGGCCCCCCATTTCTTGGCGAGGCCGGAGCCTCCCCACATGGCGCCGGGGTTTTTGTAGCGAATAGACGCAGGTTCGCTCATTGGCTTGTCCTTTCGGCTGCCATCGGTTGACACTAGGGGTTGCCCGGTTGGGTTGTGGGTAGTAGAATCAAGCAATGACACGCATCATTGCAATGACATGCCTGGCGCTGGCGGTTGCCGGATTCGTCTGGGCCTATGCGCGCATTAACAAGATGAACAGCCAAATAGGCTTGCTGACGGATGCAGTTTTGATCCAGAACGAACGACTCCAGATCAGGTCAATAATGATAAAAAGCCAGATCTCGCAGGCAGACGATCCAGTCGTTTTCGTTGGCGACAGTATCGTTGAGGCGGCTCTGTTACCGCAGGATATCGACGGACACCGAACCGTGAATGCCGGTATCGGAGGCACTACACCCCAACTCTATCTTTCCCTCATCAGGGAAACCGGTCTGCTGAACGGACTAAATTCAGCCCACGCCATAATTCTTTCAATCGGGACAAACAGCGCGAAGGAAACGCCGCCCTTCAGATATTTTGAAGGAAACTACTTAGCATTAGTCGAGAACCTTCGACAAAAGACAAAGAACCTTGTCCTAGTTGCCGTTCCAGAGATTGAGAGCAGCAGAGAACTCGATCCCGCAAAAATTGCAGAGATAAACGCGACGATCAAAGCCACAGCATCCAGGCTTGGGCTTCGATTTGTAGATATGCCGCACATCAAGACCATGGATGGGGTTCACCCCAATGCCGAAGGGTATAAGACTTGGCTATCCCGGATCGTCTCAGGTCTTACCTCTTAGGTCGCGCCATCCCTTTGTCGAGACGTTTAGCGTCGAGCTCGCCGCAGAAGCATAGGCCGTGATCTGGGCGCTTGTATCGGTTCTAATGTTGTCAACAAATGCTGTTGCGATGCCCGCAGCCTGGACGCGAGCGGTGATCAAACCAGTAGTCGTGCTGGGGCCGGCTCCAGTTGCGTCAGGAGATTGGATCAGCAAGCTAATGCCGTTGGTCGCGTTGCTGAATGCTCCAGTGATATTAGCCCAGACCTTTACACCAGTAGGAACACCCCCAAGGGCAAAATTAGTCGGCGCCGCCGTTAAAGAACTGGTGGAAATGTCCTGCGGAGGTGCAAGCCAAAGAAAGTCATCCCCGAACTGGACAAAAGCAATCCAATGGTTTGAACCATCGGTTTTGGCCGAACCAATGCGCCGATACAGCGTATAATTCGCCGGTAGTGATGGAGCCGACGCACTAGCCGAGAATATGGCGTCAACGGCTCCCGTGTCCGGCCTCTGGATAAGATAGAAATGATACCATCCGCCAGCTCCGATCGATCCAGTGTCAAGTCCGCCGCCATTGCCTGCAATCCATGATGCAGTAGTCTTTGTCAAACCGGAAAATGACATCAGCGATGTATTCGTTGAGTCACTTGCCTGTCCCGACGCAATTACCATGTTGCCGGAGCCCCCCCCCGTAGACATAGTGAGGCCGGACAAGTAGTTGTTTAGGACTGCCTTGATTGTTGCGGGAGATGTTGAGGTATCAATGGTGATACCAGTCCCGCCCTGGAAAAAGTTCTTCCCGCTGGTAAACCAGTTCGTCCCGTCCGTGTTAACCAGCACGCCGGCCCCGGCAGGGATCGTGAACGACGAGACCCCATCGATAGTCTGAGACCCGCTACCATCCAGGGTGATGTTGCCGGACGAGTTGTTCAGGACAGCAAAGACGAATGGAGACCCGACAACCGTAGCATCTGGAGTCGTGATGGTCTTGCCTGACGCCGTAACTTTGACGAACTTGCCCTGGTCTGACGCGCTGACGGTATAGTCTACCGCGGTCGTGGTAATGCCCCCGCCGCCGAGAACCCTGCCAAATGCAGTAGACGTTTCCGTTTCGCTGTCGTCAAAGGCAGTCTTCAGGGGATCGGTGAGCTTGGTTTTTTGCGTTGACCACTGGACGCGGTTCGCTGCCGTCTGAGCCCCGTCATCCGAAGGGGGGTTAGAGTTGTAGTTGGATACAGACGTGACGGTGAACGGAGACCCCATTAGGTGCCCATCCTTTTCATGTTAGTAATGTGGATGTTTTACTGTTGTGAAATGCGCCCGGCCTGGAATGCCGAGCGGCCAAGAGTTCTCAACGGAAGGCGTGTTGACGCGCCGAGCCCGTAAGCGGTCGCGCCCGTGAGCAGAGGTGACGACGCAGCGATACCGCCACCAAGAGCCGCCGCTACAGCCGGATTACCGGACGCAAGAGCCGCCAGAGCACTAAATCCCTCGCCGCCGGCCAAGACCCTGCCCAGCCCCCGCGGGGCCGCAGAACTGAGCATTTGCCCGGCAAGTTTCTGCATCAGGTTTGGCGCACCCGCCCTTTGCAGGAAGTCAACCAATTCAGCCCTGCGGCCGTAATTCGTGTTGACGTTGTTGCGAAGCGCGGACTGGAGCTTGCGAAGCTGGGTATCGATGCTGGCTTTAGGGTTGAGGGAAAGCGTCTTCTCCATCTCACGAATGAGACTGGATGCTTCCTCATAGCCCTTCATCACCTTGGCATATTCGGGCGCCTGGTCGGTGATCGTGTTGTAAACGGCCTTGTAAACATTGTCCGCGACCAGTCTATCAGGGGTGCCCGGTTGGGTAGCGTCCCGGATATCACCGATTTTCTGCTTGAGCGCGTCCAGACCTTCTGCGGTATGGAAATCAGCAGGATTAAGGGCCTTCCAGTCGTTTACTGTTCCGATCAATTCCTGACGAATGGCATCTGTCTTGGGAGACAAGACCTGCCCCTTGTAGGTCTTAACGCCGGCGACATTCTGAACGGCATTATCGACCTTCTGGAAGTTTAGAACGGTATTATTCGCCCCGATCTTCGCCATCTCCTGCCGATAGACCTGCCCGCGCTCCTGACGGAGTTGAGAGACTGCATATTTTGCCTCAGCTACCACATCATTGGGATTGGCCGCCCCGGTCAGGTTATCTAGGAACGCCTTGCCGCCCTGCCCCCCTTCCGCACCGGCCTTTGCAGCCGTTTTAAGAGCCTCTGAACCTACTCCGGTGGAAATGCCTGCTGCCTCTGCGGCGAGGCTCCCACCGGCCTTGGCGGCCCCTGCGACGGCGTTCAGGGGGTCTATAGCCCGGCCGGTCTCAGACGCCACCTTGGCGACCTTCCCGGCCACACCTGGAATCCTGCCGGCAGCCGTTCCGCCGGCTGAAAGGACGGTTGACACGTCGGCCAGAACGCCCACCGGGTCTTCATTGAGGGTCTTCTTGATCGCCGCCCCGCTGCCGTAGCGATCGACCAGGAACTTACCCACCGCGTTGGCGTACTGCTCGCTGTCCGTTCCAGACATGATGCCGAGCTTTTGCAGTACGCCCTTGCCGATCTTGCCGATGTTCTCAGCGGTCTCGATCGGGTGAATGATCGGCTGGATGGTATCGCTGGCAAACTGCGCCGCGCTGGAGGGGACGTTGGCGAGTGTGCTGCCGATATAGCTCGCAGTCTGATCGCTGGCGCGCTGGTCTTCCGGCACGCCCTGCATCAGGTACTTGTTCGCAAAGCCTGCGATTTGGTCGAGAATGCCAGGCTCGACCTTGCTCGTCTCGTTCGGAAATTTCGAGGCGATCAAAGACTTAATGCGATCGGCCGGCATGTCAGCGGGGAACGATACGCTCGTTCCGTCAGGCATGGTGACAATTGGCATTATTTCGTCCCGAAATAGGTTTGCCAGTCAACGGCGCCGGAAGTGGCGGGGGCGGCGGACTGTGCCTTGCGCTCGAATGCCTTCTGGGTTTCCGGCAAGAGGAAGCGGTTGAAGTCCTTGCGCTTGGTGCCTTCCTCGTACTGCTTCCGAAGGCCGTCCAATTGCCCGGCCGACAGCTCCTTGTATTTCGCGATGATGTCCATCAACTGCCGTTCGGAGCGCGCATTGCTGATGTTCTTCTTGATCTCCTCGCGATCACCAAGGGCTGCGGCACCACCCACGACCGCCTTGACAATCTCGTCACCGACGATCGACTTGATGGCGTCGAACGTCACCGGAGCCGTGCTACCAGTCTGTGCCTGCCATTGGTTCTTCAGCGAGTTGTACAGATTCACGTCCTTGTTGTTGAGCGCGTGAACCATGTTCTCAAGCGTATCGAGATGCGAGACCAGCACGTTGAAGGAACGAACGGCCTTGGCTTCTGTCTTGGTGGTGAAGGACTGTAGGGTGCTGTTGGCGGCCGAAAAGTCCTTCTGATCGAAGCTGGGATTATATTGCTTGACCCAACTCAGGAATTGCAGGCGCGATTCCGGCTTGCCGCGAGCAAGAAGGGTAGCCGGGTTGATTTCATAGTCACCGACGGCCTTGACTGCCGCCCGGTACTTCTCAGGGACCGTAGCAAGAAATGCCTCTCCCGAGGCGCCCTGCCCGGTTGTCGGCACAGGCTCGGTTCCGACGACATTGCCCTTGCTGTCGAGCAATTGCGTCGGCTCGCGCTGGATGCCAACGATCGTCTGATCGCTAAGGTTCTGACCCGGAGGTTGATAACCAGTGCCGGACGGCTGGGCCGGGATATCCGAAGGCGCAGCCGCCGACTGGATCGGCTCGTATGCGCCCTTCTGCGGGTTATACGTTCCGTAAGTCTCCTCGCCCAATGGCCCAGAGCCCATCTTGGTTGGCTTTGCCATCTCCTGCGACGGGATGAACGGCTTTGCCAGCGCAACGGAGACCTGCGCGTCAATGGCCGATGGGTCGCCGCCTGCACTCTGCCGCAACCGCTTTGCAGCCTGCACAATGGGCTGAATGGCCTTGGAGATCGTAGCGGGGTCCTTGCCCTGCTGCTGTAAGGCTTCAATCGTATGCGAAGCCGTCGCCATCAGGTTAGAGACATCCTTGTCGGCCCGCGCGAACAGATCGCGCTGCTGAGCATTCTGCTGCGACTGCTGTTCGAGCTGCAACCGCTGCGTCCCGAGCGACATCTGATTGTCAATCTGCTGCTGCTGAAGCTGACGCGCCCTGGCGTCATCAATACCTTCAGCGATGCCACCGAAAAATCCACCAGCCATCAGAATCCTGCTCCATAGTCATCGGCGCTCAATCCCGGCAACGGGCTAGAACTACTTCCGCCATACGCATCAGTCAGGAAATTGCCACCGCCGAACGACGGACCAGCTAAACTGAACAAACTTGTGCCACCAGTAAATGGTGCCATAACCAAGCTTCCAAATAACTTGCCGAACCCCCCGGCCAAAGCCTGGTTGTCCTCTCTATTCTTCATATCGAGTTGAGCTTGCGTGTTAGCCGCACTCGACAAGGCGGCACTGGCCTTGCCAGTCAGATCAGATGCCAAGCCAGCCTCAAGGTTAAGCTCGTCCAGATGCGTCTGGAACTGGCCCCGCGAAGCTGCATACTGTTGCTGAATTAGCTGCTGTTGCGCCGCCAATTCTTGCAAGAACGTCTGGTCCTGGATCTGCTTGATGCCCTGCTGGTATTCCTGATCGGCCCTCGCAAGCGAATCCTGCGCGAAGGACGATCCGAGGATACGGCGCTGAGCCAGATTATCCCGGAGATTGCCGAGCGATTGCGTCCGGTTGTTTTGTAGTGCTGTCATCAAGGATGAGCGAAGCGCGGAGGCTCCAGGGGTGAATTGCGTTCGGAGGCTGCCAATATCCTGCGCCTGCTGGCCGAAGGTCGAGGCCACGCTATTGACCGCGTTTGTGCGATCTGCGGTCGGCGCAACACTATAGCCGTTGTTTCCGAACGTCGCAGACAGCCCGCCTCCGTTGAACGACGGAGGAGTGAAATTGACCTTCGGCGCCTCCGAATGTCCGAACATATCGCTAATGAACGACATTATGCGGCCCTCGTCTCGTAAACGGCAGCCTGTTGACCCGGAAAGACGACATGAGTAGTCCCAACGCGCCTGATGATGCCGTGCATGGCGCAGACCTCATAGGCCCGCTTGTGCTCTGGAAGTGCGTAGAACACCAAGCTCATTTCCTTCCTGATGCCGTTGAAGAAGGCCACACTGGCCTCAATAATGTTTCTCCGTGACGCCCACGGAAACCAGCACGCACCATTGACGATCATGTAAGGTGCATTTGGAGCCCAGGCCGCCAGCACGATCCCGACAGGTATCCGCCCCTTGTTCGTTGGCGCTATCAAGGTCCAAGCTGCGTGATGGTTCGCGACGACAAACGCCTCGAACAACCGCTTGAACTCGTCCGCGTTCATCTCTTTGGAGAACGCCTCACCCATCGGGGACAAGGCGCCCTTCTTGTACGCGGCCCATGCGTACTTCACGTCGTCATCCTCGATGGGACGGTAGGACGCTGAGCGCTTCAAGGTACGCTTCAGCCTCCACTTATTGAGAGGCTGCGCGGAAGCGGATGCCGATTTCATTGATTGAGATGTCGTTGGAGCCGGTGTAATCGATCAGAACCTGGAAGTCGTTCGCATCGCCAGGAGGATAGAATCCCTGACGGGCAAGCCGCCCTGCGAACGTGCCGTAATAGAAATCGCCTCCGTAATAGGCGTCACCACCATAGTACGAAGCGCCGGAGACAGCCGGGATGTCTATCGTGATGGATTTGTCGAAGATCTCCCGGCCCTGATATTGGAAGGTCAGAGTAACGGAGCCGGATTCGTTCTTGGCGTATTTGATATAGCCCTCGACATCATATGCCGTGCTATCCAACCGCGCAGAGAACAGCTTGCTCAGGAATTGGAGATTGATGTTGGACGTGCCGCCGTCGCCGTTAAGACCAGTCCCCTCCATCCGGTAGATGTTGCCGGACGAGTCCCCCATGAAGACGTATTCGAGCCCGTCGATCGGGTCCAGCATCGGCATCACGAAGGATGGCTTGAAGCTCAGCGCGTGCTCAGTCTTCCAGCGCATCCATGGGCTGACCTGCTTGGCAGACCTCACCGCCGTATCCAGAACCCAAACCTCGGAAACGTCAGTCGGAAACATGAAGGCATGACGAAGCCGCGAGTTGAATACGCCGGTCCAGCCCGTGTAGGAATTGATCTGGTCAGCGATCCCGCTTGTGATATCGGAGGCTTGCGCATTGCCGAACGTGTTGGTGTCGATCACGCTCTCGATGCGTCCCTGCCTGCCATAGATGATATCGTTGCCGATATCGATAATGGCCTCATCGCCAGATGCAGCACTACCAGGATAGAACGGGTTAAACGCAAAGTCCTTCGCCGTGGACCCAGACAGATTGAACAATTGGCCCTTCTCGGTCGAGATTATCGTGGCGCCGAAACTCTCAACCATGCCGTTGATCGGCTTCAGGTCGGGCGCAAGCAAAAAGAACGGGTCTCCTTCAGAAAGCGCGCTTGCAGGCCGGTTGGCGACCGTGATCTGGGCATAGTTGCTTCTTGCTGATCCGACGATCAGATGCGGGCTGGTCGAGCTTGCATCCTTGACGTTGGCAAAAACAGCTCTTTCATTCGAGATATTGAGATACTTCGCATAAAACGTGCCGAAAGACGCGCTTGCTTCATCGGTAAACGTGGCATTCGAGAGGGCAGTACCGTTCCATTCCTTGACAACATCGGCAAGATTCAGGTCGGTCAACAGCAGCTTGTCTGTCAAATTCCAGGAATGCGAGCGCCAGTGCCCCCGCAGTTTGGACGAAGCGCTGACAGTCCCGACCGAGGTAAACGTGGTAAGGCCATCCCAGGAATAGACAGTATCGCCAGCCTGAAACAATGCCGTGACCGTCCCAGCCGTCGTCAACAGGCTCCCGCCGCCCCTGATTTCCTGCGTGTTCGGCACCGTTCCGATCAGATCGAACGGCGCGCGGTTCCGCAGATTGCGGTTTTCGAGATCGATTTGGAAGTTATAGCCGTCAGCGGCCTCGCGCGGATCGATATCATCCGGCGACGCCTTACTGTGTAGCCCACCGCCGAACTTAAGGACGACGTTGAGTTCTTCGGGGCCGATCTTCTTGACCATCAGCCACCACGCGGGGAGTAAGAGGTGCGAGGCTCCGCGTCGGCCAGGAAGCGCGCCGCGCGCCCGATTGCCAACTGATACAATGGCTGGTCGAACTCGTTCTTCATCTCCCTCTTGTAGAGCTGCGCCCAAACCGGGACCATGGCGCGAAAGCAAGCGTTCGAGAACGGAACAGTGTCCGTCGTCGCGCTCATCACAAGGTCTTTCTGATACTGGTAGGTATAGACCTTGCCGTTATCGGCCGACGTTGGCGCGCAGTTCAGATGCAGATAGCCATTGACGGGGCTGATCGCCCCCCATATCGGCAATCCCGTATCGTCCTGCTCCGGGTCGAGATCCAGCAAACCATTATAGCCGCCAGGAAATTCCCAGATGAATTGCGTGTTCGTCTTGTCACGAAACGGAAACAGCGGCGTTACGAGATCGGCGGCAAGCGAATAGGCCCGCGTCCCCGTCGCAAGCGTGATCGTGCTTTCAGCCTGCGAATTCGGCTTAGGCAGGCGAGAAATCGAATAGATCTCATCAACGCCCTCGTTGATGACCTGAACGGCAATGTCAATCGGATGCTGGCGCGCGGAATCGGTCAGGGTCGTGAGCGCAGCAGCATCGCCAGCAATCACGTTGACGCGCTTGAGCAGTTCGTTGACAGCGTTCAGAAGCGTCTTAGCCACGCAGCTTGTCCCTCAAGGATTGGAGGTTGTCAGTTCTCGACATCTTGATCCCGCGCCGCTTGCATTCAGCCCGCAGTTCATTCATCGGCATCGCATCAAAGTCCGATGCCTGCTTCTCCGCCATGTATTGGCGCTCTAGGTCGGTCTCCGCATCAATCACGTTGACCTGCGAAGTGGTCATTGCTTCCATGCTGGTGGGACGTGTGGAGGCAAGCGGGCGATCCGGGACGCGGATATTGGTCATGCCCCTGCTACGCAGTATCTTGCGCATCAGCATGGCCGGCATCGCTTCCTCGATCTCCTTGATGCCGTTCTGCCGAGCGAAGCGGAACAATTCCATCCGCTTTGCCTTTTCGAGATTGTCCCTCGGGTCAACGGAAGTCAGAAGCTGCATTGAATCCTCTAGGAAGGGAAACGGGGGCCGAAGCCCCCGTTCTTAGGTTTAGTTGGTCAGGTTGGTCGAAGCAGACCGGATCGAACGCGACCAGTTCGAGTTCAGGACAGCGCCGGCATAGAAGGCTTTCCACGCCAGGGTGTTGATCTCGTTGAACGGATCGGCAATGCCGCCAGAACCCGCCGCGTGATAGATCATCTCCCAGCCGCCGGTATTGTCGCCAGCGCGGTAGATGCCATCCGTGTGACGCATACCGAGACCCACCGAGCCGAACGCGTCCTGACCGTAGATAACGGTCGTGTACACGTCCGCCGAGGATCCGCCAGTCGAGTTCAGGTCCGCACCGGAGAGTGCCGCACCAGAATTCGCATCGACGCTGGAGTCTTCCGACTGGATGAACCGAACACCACGTCCAGCCAGCGAGAAGTAACCAAACTCGCCCTCCATGATCTGGGTCTGCTGAGCATAGCGCTCAACCGACACAAATCCGGTCATGCCGGCGATATCCGCCGCAACGTCAGGATGGCAGAGTCCCCAATAGCTGGGCAGGATCGGCACGGTGTTGAGGTTGGTCGAACCAGAAGTCATGCCGGCGAACGTGCGTGCCGAGTTCTTCGACAGCTCGTTGATCGACCGCTTCAGGTCTCCGGTGGAGAGGACCGCATGAACGGCAGCCATGGAAGCGACGTTGGCGGCATAACGCTGGGTCGCGTTGTCCTCCATCACGTCACGCATCAGCTTGTTCAGCGAACGACCCGCCGACTCACCGAGGACAGCCACAAGCTCGCTTGCGGTGCCGTTCGGGTTGTACAGGTTCACTTCCTCGTTGACGATGTAGTACTGGCCGTACTTGGAAACGGTCGCAGTCACATCGCTGAACGTCGGAGTGTCGGAGCTGCGGCCCATCATGAAGGTGGCCGCACCCGTCAACTCGGTAAGCGCCGTGGTGGACGGGGTTTCCTGCTCAACCCGGCGCCATTTGATGGTGGAGGTGCCGGACTGCTTGGTCAGGGTGCCAGGCTGGGTGCCCGTGAAATACGGGCAAACCTGCTGGGCGCGACGCAGGAAGGTCTGCTGGAAGACGGCATTTACCGGCTTCGTGAGATGGGTAGAGGTATCAGAGATAGTTGCAGCCATGACGTTATTCCTTGTTCGTCATGGCTCCGCGATTAAACGCCGGGATCGTATCCGTATGTTGCACGGACGTGTTGTCGATATTCGGCGTTTGACATGCCACCAAAATTAGGCGGCCTGTCCTCGGGAGCCTTGGTTGAAGATCCCCGCACGGCAGCAGCGACGGCTTCCTGGTCTTCGGTCAGATTGGGGTCCGGCCGTTTGGCAGTCCTCTTGGCGAATTCACGCCCAAGACCCTTTGCGACCTCCTGGAATGCTTGCGGGTTGGCCTCGCGTTCGAGCCAGGCGCGCTGCAAGCGGGGGTCCTTGCGTGCGCGAGCATCAATCCACGCCTCTACCAAATCATCGTCCTCGTCCAGGTCTCCCTTGACCTGCTTGACGAGATTGCCGATGTCCTGGCGTTCGATGCGATTGACCAGCCGCGCAACAATGGGATCTTGCTGGGGTTGTGTCGTCTGCTGGGTAACGGGTTGGGTTGGTTGTACGACGGGCTCCGTCTTGGTCTGCTGGTCGAATTGAGCCAGCAAGGTATCAAGATCGGTGCCGTCATTCCGTGCGCTATCAACCGTCGTATCCGGCGTTGCCGATACTTTGGTCTCATCAACCACGGCTTGCGTAGTGTCTTCGCTCATACATTCTCCTGCTGTTGCGAAGGTTCAGGGGCCTTTCCGGTCAATAGGGTCAGCCACCTATCGTGCTGCTCTGCCTGACCGGATAGGAAAATCCAATTCGAGCGGGCTTTCTCAACTTCCGCCGACTGAGAGGTTCTGTATCGAAGCAACTGCGGCGCCGGGATTGCTCGCAAGAGCTCCGGGAACGCCGGGTGCTGCCGCAGGTCCAGCAGCAGGGATTGCAGCGTTGGTGATAGCCTCAAGATCGCTCCATCCACCCTCTCTCAGGGTCTCTCTGATCGCAGCCGCGATATCGATAACCGGCGGCCTGCCAAGCAACTGCATGTTCAACTGGTCCATCTTCAAGCCGAGTTGCAACGCCTGAAGTTTGTTTGCCATCTTGGCTTGTTCTTCCTGCGGTCCGCCCGATCCGAACCACTCCCAGGAGACATGCTCGGGGAGATAGTCGCGCACGACGTTGACGAAGCCACCATAGGCATCAATAAAGAACGAGACTTCCTGGTTCTTCCCAAGCGCTTCGCGGCCCATGTGGTATGCCATATCGAGCCATTGCGTGATCGCACCCTTGCCGCATTGATTGACGTAATCAACGGTACGGGTTGCGCCGCGCTGAAGTTCGGCCTGCTTGGAATAGGCCGTGGTATGGCTGACAGTCTGGGCGCCAAGGCGAGAAGGTAGAACGCCCGTCAGTTCGGCGTAGAGATTGATGTGCTGGGCGAGGATCGAGGCAAGCGCAGTCGGATCGCCGCCGATCTCCTGATATACTTTCACGGGATCAGGCGTGCCCCATTGCGCGCTGGGATAAATCTCGGGGCCTCCCTGCTGGGCAAACAACTGGTTGTTGCTGTCATACCCAATGGGAGGACTGTTCTTCAGCGCCGCCGAATCCATCACGCGGTTAAGCGCATCGGTCGCCGCGATCTGGACCGGGCGCCCCTTCATCAATGGCGAAGTCGGATATGGATCGTCAGCGCCTTCATAGTGATAGGGAAACAGCAGGTAGCTAGAGAACGGATATTTGCGGAAGCGGAAACGGACAACCGCTCGACTAGCTGAACCGCCAGCATCCTTGCCACCGACGCAAACCGTGATGATGGCTCCAGGAATGACGACGCTTCGTACCGTCTTGCGGGGAACGATAATGTCCCCCTCCATTTCGATGATCTGGACGTAGCCCTTGTCGTCAGCGACGATCTTCTTGAGCTGCTTCGGCATCCAGCCGCCGTCTTCGCTCTTGGGGTCGGTCGATCCCTTGTTTGCTGCGAGAACCATGTTCTCATAACGCATGTATTCGTGCGCGATGTGGGCCGGACCTAGCACCTGCGCCGAGTGCATCGACGGCTTCGGGTCATCCAGATAAAGGCTCTTGATCGAGACCGGGACGATAATCGGAAGTCTTTGGGTTTCCTTGCGGACACCCCTCGCCTCGTTGATATAGACGTTCTTCTTTTCCAGCCGAGCACGGCCGACGCCCATTCCGTACTTGAACGACTCGGCGTTGATCTTGTCGAAGCGCGAAACGTGGTCGTATTGCCTGAACAGGTGGAGAAGAAAGCCTTCCGCCAGCTTGTCGGCATTGTCCTGGTTGATCTCGGACGGGACTTGATTGTCGTCGCCGTGAACCAGGCCCTTGAAGTTGACCTTTGACAGATACTCGTCCGTCATCTCCGCATGACCGCGAAACCACGGCCCGGAATCCGGGAACATCAGCCGGCGAGCATCTGCGGTCAGAACTTCAAGCGCCTGGGCCTGAAGCGGCAACTCCATTTCCGCCATCCAGGCTTTCTTGGAGTCGATCTCGCCGTTCGGGAGCTTCTTGAATGCCACATCCGGCTTCATAGCGATTTGGCGATCGATCTCAGCCCATTGCCGTTCCCGCTCGCGGCGCTTCTCGTCGCTCTTGCGCTTTTCCCATTCCTGGATCACGAAGTCGGCAATGTAGTTCCAGTCGCGGTCGTCAAACCGGCGCGAAGCCTTGACCGTGCCTTCCTGGGTGTTGATCTCGCTGATGTCAGCCATTCAATGAGACTTTCCCAAGATAGTCCTTTGCGCCCTTCATGGCGGTGTTGATGCGAGCAAGCTTCTTGGCTTCAATGCTCAATCCGGTATCGTGAAACGGCTCGCACGCGAACGGACACGCCTGCACGATCTCCTCATCCTTGCCGATGAACCAGGCCGTGACATAGGCGCCGAGCGGGAATTCACCGTCATTGAGGAAATTCCCGAACTTCCACTGAAACTTCCAAAAATTCTGCGGAGAGACAAATCCGTCAGCGACATAGATATCGAGATCGCCGTGCTTCTCCCAGCGCTCGGGAAGAACGCCAACACGGCGGAAAATCTCCTCCATCTTGTCTTTCGTGATCTTCATAGCCTCATACTCGCAATGGGTCGCGCCGGCATTCCATGGCGCCTGCCGACGAACGAATCCGGTGCAACCGCGTAACGCTTCATCATCACCGCGTAGAAGGTCGCCTTCAGGATGTCGTCTCTGCGGTCAACGATCTTGCCGTCCTTGCGGTGATAGGACCGCTTTTCCTCGAACCACTCGGACAGCGTTGAGAACACCTTGAACTTTCCGAGCGCCATGCGCTCCAGCACTTCATCAACAATCGGCTCGACAGGTTGAGGCCCGCCTTTGTCGGTCTCCTCTCCCGGAGCCTTCGGATATCTTGCGGACTTCGACAGCATGTTGACGCCGTGGTCGCGATAGTGCTGCGCCAGCGTCTTGCCGCCCTGCTTTTCCCGGTTCATGCCGTCATGCGGCCACGCAACCGGGATGAATTTGTTCGACTTGTTGAACCACGCGGCGTGATAGGCCGCGAACTCGTCTTTCTTCCGGTAACAATCGATGACGTAGATTACGTCCTGGTCGCGGTCCCAGGCGATCTCAACGCCGGCCGCCGGATGATCGATACCGAAGTCACAGCCCTTGATCCTGGCCCAATGTCCGGGCACCTGGATCGGATCGATCTTGATCTTTTCGTCAGAGACCGGGAAGACAGCACCCTCGCCCATCATCGGGACGCCCTTGGTGCGGGCCTCGCGTTCATGGTCGCGATAGGACGCTGCCAGTCGGTCCTTATCGTCCTTTGACAGATGCGGCGCATCATCCCAGGTTGCACCCCTGAGATAGATTCCGTTCCCGCCCTTCATGAAGTGGTCAACCAGCTCGGTTACGCCTGACAATGGCGTGAACGTCACAAGGACGATGCCCTTGCTGGTCAGGATGCGCGTTTGCGCTTCCGAGAAAATCTTGTAGTCGTCCGGCTCCTCATCGAGCCAAACCACATGAGGCGCGGTGCCCTGCCACTTCTGCCAGCCCTGCTCATAGGTCTTCAGAACGCAGGTGGAGACGCCGCCTGACCGGTGGCGCACCTTGAAACTGTCAACCACGTTCTTGACGCCGGCCTGTCGCGTCGTTGGTTTTCCAACCAGCTTTCCGCGCGGCACCCATCCGGTGCCCATGCTCTCACCGAGATCCCCGATCAGCTCGGTTTGAACGATATCCTTCGAGGTTTCGTTCGTCGGTGATCCGGTCCATGCCAGAACCGGCTGGTCGAACTTTCGCCCGACCCACCATTCCGGGTAATCTCCGGTCAGATGGTAGGAAACTTCGGCCGCTGCACTTGCCGTCTTCCCGACGCGGTTTGCCGCCATCAGCATCCGTTCGGCATTGAGCGAACCAGCTTCGTGGAATTCCGCCTGCCAATGATACGGACGATAGGTCGCGATCTTGTTGAGCTTGACCGACTGGAGAAAGAGCTTGGTCAGCTCCAGCAGCTTCGGATCGTTCAGCGCCAGTGCTGAGCTATCCATTCAACGTCCAGTTCATGTGGCTTCTCGTTGCCATGGAAATAGACGATCCTCGCGTTACCGAGGCCGTTCTTCTTCACATGGCCTTTGTATGATACAACCTGTCCGGGAAAGAGGTCGTCGATATAGTCATGGTCCTGCTTGCGCAGGTACACCATATCGTTCTCGCCCTTCGGCCAGTTGCGGTAGACGTGCTGCTGATTTCCTGGAATCAGAGCCACGCCGTTGCATGATCTCGTTTTGTCGTTCGGGTCTCTTGGCAGAGCCAGCCTGTCATGCGTCAGGCAATAATTCGCGAGATGGTCTACGCTGCCAACCACGACGGTATCGAGGCCGCACAGGATCATCGGCACGCCGTAGCGGAATGGCTCGATGTAGCAGGAGTAGTCCGGGATTCCGGTCCTGATGTTGTCCTGCTTGATCTCTTTCGGAAGATCACGCGGCCTGTCGGTAAACAGAACAAAACGCCACGGCACGTTGAGATTGCGCGCGAAGCCGTTATAGAGCTTCACCACCCAATCTTCGTTGTACATTTTCGAGAATGCATAGGACTTTGAATTCTTGTCCCAAAGCATCGTTGCGACGGTTATCACGCCGCCTCTCGCATCCTGTTCTTGCGCCATTCTGCGGGGATGACGTTGGCATATCCAGCCCGCGACAGCAGATGACCTGGAGCCAGGTCGCGCCTCACTACGGCGCCGGCTGCCACCATTGCGCCGGCTCCGATCGTCACGCCAGGAAGCACAACAGCGTTTGCGCCGATCGATGCGCCGTCACCGATCCTGACAGTTACGAAACCGTCCAGCAAAGCATCGCCGTCAAAGCCGTCCTTGTTCGCAGCGGGCCTGCGATCATTGCAGATCGTACAGTTAGGGCCGAAGAACACGTTTGACCCGACGACGAGGCCCGGATTGAGCGAGGCGCCGTGGCTCACCAGGCAGTTGTCGCCCATCTCCACGCCGTCAACGATCGAGCAACTTCCGATATTGCAGTTCTTGCCGAGGACGGAGCCGCGGATCACGGAGGCAAACTGCCATATCCTGCTCCCGTCGCCGATCAGGACATCACCAACAAGGGCCATAGGATGGATGGTCACGCCCATGCGCTGCCATCCCCAAGCCAGTCCTTCGTCCGTCCCGACATGCTCCGAACCCTGCCGTCAAAGGCCAATGTCTTCGCCTTCCACCAATGGGTATTCCGATCGGTTCTCTGCCCGCCCGCCGCCTCCGTCGAGGCGAACGAAGTTTTCCGCCAATGGGGTTGGCCGTTATGCGGTCCGTCATCCAGCGGCATCCCGCAAATGACGACCTTGGGATATCCAAGTGCTACAGCTATCAATGTCGCGCCGAGTCCGGATGTGCCATGCCCGCCAAGCGGCCATATCCAGTCGCACGGCGCATTCAATGAGTGCGAATGCTTGGGCTTTTGAAACTCGATGGCGTACTCATCCCGCCTTGCGGCAAGAAAGCGCTGTAAACACGAGGCGCTGTTCGAGTAGCTGTGCTCGACATCACCAGGAAAGACCTCGACCATCTTATTAACGGTCAGGAAGTGCCAGCCCTCTTTGGCAACACCACCGCGCTTGCGATCACTCCTGCAGCCGAACCGTTCAAGATCATCCCAGATGCAGTGCCCATCACCGCACACCACGACGCCCTTGAACTCGCCATACGTCCCAGCGATCTCGGGAAGCCGGTAGGGCGTCCCGTATTCGCTGAGATATTCCCTAAGCCCCATACCTGTACTGGCCGATATGACCGAGGCGGATGCTCGGGTCCATCATCACCTTGAACCCGGCTTCCCTTGCCTTCCGGCAGAAGTGGTAATCCTCGCTCTCGAACCCGTCGTCATGAACCGGCGTCATGTAGAGCGCCGAGACCCGGCCATCCGGGCCTTCGTAACTCTCCGCGGTCTCCGACAGCTTCTCGATGACCTCCCGCTTGATCATCATGAAGCCCGTCCCCGCATAATCGACCTCGAACGGCTCTTGAGGACATTCCTCTAGCTTGACGAGCTTGCCGTCCTTCCACGCCGACAGGGGCTTGTCCGGGCGCTTCATGGAATAGGCCGCAACCGCGATATCGGCGTCCATGTTCCAGAGCTTCGCTACGTCCTCCGGCTCGAACTCGATATCGGCGTCAATCCACATCTGACGCTCGAACTTTGTCTTCTTGAACCAGCACGTCATCTCGTTGCGCGCCCGAGTGACAAGGCTCTCGTTCCGGCCGAAATTGAAATCGTGCTCCAGACCCACCTTCAGAAGCTCCTCCTGGAGCCTCATACAGGACACCAGGAACGCCGTCGTCACCATGCCCCCGTAACAGGGGGTCGAGAACAGGATCGACATCAGGAGCCTTTAATGGGCGATTACGGATACCTTCTGGGAGGCAACGCCGGTCACGCCGTGATACTCGATCCCGTCAGCCGGGAGATAGTCCGCGCTCGTCGTGGCCGTAGGAGAAGCCCCGAAGGCGAAATGGCAGGCCGTATCCGTCGAGATCCGCACAATGGCGGTATCCTTGCCAAATGCCGTACATGCCGCTGCAGAGGCCGCAACGGTGATAGTCTGACGCCGCAGAGGCGGCTGCTGGATCACCTGGACCAGCTTGCCGTCCCGAGCCTCCAGCGCCGTGGCGTGCTCCGCAATGAAGAACGTCGCCATCTCAGCAGCCCTTGCCCTTCTTCATGCCCTTCATGCCCTTCATGGACATCATCGGGGACTTGCCCGTGCCCTTCACCTTGAGCGACTTGTCCGCAACCTTGTCCTTCATCGTCTTCTCGACAGTGCCGTACTGCTTGCCCTTAGCCATTCGATTTCCTTTTCCGATAGTCGCGCATGTACCCAGCCCGGTCCCGCTTGGGGCGGCGCTGGTTCGTTGCACTGTTTTGGGTCGATAGTTTCTCTACCCACTCGCACAGCAGAAGGATGTCAGCATTCCTCGGGAAATCACGACGGAGACGCGCTGACACCCGGAAGGCGTCAGGTTTAGAATTTGTCCATGGACCGTCACCGGCCAAGTAATGCTCGACCATGTGACAAGTTGGGCAAACTGTTTCGATATTCTCCGGCCTGTTGTCCGAGCGATCGCGGCTCTTGTGATGCCGCTGAAGGATGCCGGGAACTTCACCCCAACCGCATCTATCGCATTTGGTTACGGTAACCAGTGGTCGGTCCTGATGTCTTAAAAGGGTTGGTTACGGCGTGGTTACGCGTTTGGATTGGCCGGATGTCAGATGGGGTTTAGAAATTTCAAATCTAACTCGAAGGGGGGTCTGCCGGGGTCATCCTGGCTCGAAACTTCCATTTCCCCTGAAATTCCAACCTCAACTGCACTTGATCTAACGATTTCAAGAGCTTATTCGCGGACCAATAGCCTGGCGCCGGCACCAACCCTCCCCGAGGGGTGGGGGCTTTTAGCGGGGCTCCCACTACTAGATGTAGATCCGGGCATCCCTCGTATATGCCAACATCAATGATATCAATGACTTAGCGTTCGCATAACATTGATTATGGAACATCTCGTCAGGATTACGCCGAGATATCAGATAGTTGACCAGAACCCGGCTAGTGCGCCCGTTTGGATCAGAACACACACACGCGAAGTCTAAACCCAATTCGGTGTGAGCAGTGTTATGACTGCCTGCGCTTCCAGATATCATAGACCATGATCAGGATGGTGCCGAGGATAGCGAAGTTGAGCAATATGACTACCGTTCCCATCCGCCTTAGATACCAGGCTCCCGTGGGATTTGCCAGCAGTCACCCTATTGCACCGTTCCCAAGTGATTGCGGCTTAGTTGCTCTGCCAGTTCTGGCGATAGCTTCCTGATCTCGTCCAACACGTCAGTTGGCTCGGCCATGCTGATATTGATGTTCTCAGCGTAATGGCCTGATGCCTTGCCTATCAGTTGTTCGGCCTGGACTGCGGCGCCGACATTGCCTGTCCTCAACGCGATTGCCTGCAACCTGTCGAGGCGCTGGATGTGCTGATCCAAGGTGCGCTTGGCAGAGGCCATCTCAGCCTCCCTCGCTACCTCAAGCCATGCACTTACCTTGTCATCATGGCGAAGACGTGATGCAGCCGCCCAGATCGTCTCAGGCTTCATGTTCTCGCAGTTATACGCCGCCCTGTAGGCATCCGAGCCAGTCTTGCCGTCAAGGATACCCTTAACAAACATCATCTGTTGCTCGGTGAGCTGTGGAAGGTCGCTGTCGGACTCCTCAGCCTTGGAGATCTTGCGTCTCATTTCTCACCAAATGCCCGCCACTCATGCGGCGTTCCGGTGTACGGCCATTCGGGATGAGCGAGGGAGGACACGGGCGCTACGCCAGGATCGACCCCATACGGCACGGCCACCCCAGCCGGCCAGGCATACATGCTCGGGACGGGCTCGGGGTTCTTCGCCTCGAACTCGGCTTTCTGCTCCTGACGGTTGAGCTTGCGATTGATCGCCTTGAAATCGAAGACGGCGGATTTCACGTTAGCGGACCTTCACCGCGTAAATCTCGCCCTTGTGCGAAACCAGAGCTGCCTTGCCCTTGGCGATCTTCTTGGCGAGGCGCTTCAAATGCTTCTTGGTCATGCCG